GAGCAGTAAGAGACTTAGCTCCTTCAAGATCAACACCCATCTTTTCAAAGACTGCTTTTAAATCCGATTCTGTTTTAACCTTACTGAACGCCTGTGGGTTTTGATCAAAATAATTCGCCAAAGCCCCTGCCGACTCAGGATTCAAATTCATTCTTCCACCGCCACCAAACTGATCTCCCGTAAGCATAGTTGCCAAACCTTCCCCACTAAAACCCTGATTTGCCAAATTACCCAAGACAGACTGCAAAAACTTAGGTTCGTTCATTCCCCGTGACTGCATTTCTATCATCTCCTGATAACTTGCCCCCGGATTCATTTGTTGCAAAGCCCTAAAGTTTTGCGCCCTTGCAAATTCACTTGTTGGATTCCTTAAAGATTCATCTACTGTCGATATAGTTTGACCTGCTCTTCTTGGGTCTGAGAAAAATTCAGAATCTATTTCAGAAAATTGACCAATCAAGTTTAAAAGCTGAGTTCTATCCACATTGCCAACAGTGCCAAGAGACTGTTTAAAAAGCTGAGATTGAAGCTCTAAAAATTCAGGTCTTTGCGTTGGATCTTTTTTTAATGCGGGTATTAACTCAAGGGCTGATTTGATATTTTCAGCAACACCCATATCAGTTGTTCCAGAGCGCATATCTAAAAACATCTGATTTAGTTGATCTACTGGAATGCTTTTTGCCCTACTTTCAATCAAAGCATCTACACTTGCTTTTTCATCAAGCTTACCCAAGGACTCAGTAAACTGATTTATCATAGGATAAGCTTCTGATAAGGAGTGCCCTATTTGTTGAAGTCTTGACTCTTGACCAGGAGATAGGTTAACATCTCTTCCCACTCTACCTGAAAGCTCTCTGCGTGAAGACTGAACATTGTACTGCTCTTCATACCCTCTTTGCATCAAAGCTCCTACCCCACCAACAACAGGTGTAGTAGAAACAAGTTCAGAAAACAATTGCTCCCCAGACTGGGCCCCCGCAATAGTAGAAGGTGAACTCATTAGCTCTTGAATTCCTCCAGAAACTAGATTAGCAGCCGCTACCTGACCGAAAGTGCTTTCCATAAGTCTTTCCATCATTCCCTGCTGTTTAGGAAATTGGTCTGACTCTATTTGTCTTGAAAGACCAATTTCGGGATCAAACTCAGATTTTTCGTTTGTGCTTAACTTTCTCCACTCATTCGCCCTTTGTTCGGAAAGCGTTTTATCCAGGACAATTCCAGACTGAGTGTCTTCTTTGATGGCATCAAGAATGTCCTTTAAAACTTGAACCTGAAGCTTGTCTTCATCACCCTCTTGACTAATACCTGAAACTGTTTGTTTATACTGCTGCTCTATTTCACCATGCTCAAGGTCGGTGGTAGCCATTGACGACTCTGCACTGAATGACTTTTGTGCCGAAACCAAAGAAGCCTGTTTGTCAAGCTGGCTTCTCCTTTCTATTGCCTTAATCTGATCTTGCAAGTATGAAAGCTGGTCTTTGGAAGCTTCGGAGTACTTTTGGGCATCCCTTATCATTTCGGACATAAGGGAACTAGACTGCCTCTTTATCTTATCGTAAAAAGAAGATAGTCCATTGTCCTGTGCAGTAAACTTAACTTTTGATTCAAAGCTACTCATCCGATGGTTTTTTACCGTAATTATTTAGCTTGTCTGACGTAAGGTTTTCATACAAACTGTCTTCTTCTTCCTGCGAAAGACTACTTATAAATTCATCTATAAAAGTACCGCTTTCTCTATACTTTTCTAAATTTTTCTGATTGGTTGATATTTGATCGGCAAATGAACCTAGAATCTCGTCTTCAAAAACATCAAAGTAAATATCTACTTGGTTTGCCTCTCGGTGCCGATTTGAATTAAAGGAGATTTGGTGTTTTTTTCTCCACCTTCTGTCAAAAGGAAACTTACTGTTCCACGAAATTACCTTGTCCTTAAAAGACATTTCATTTCTGTTCAGCTTGCTCTTCTGGAAAAGATGAAAGCACACTAAACCAAGAAGAGAGCCAAGGCTTGATTTCTTTCAGATATATTGCTATATAAGGTCTTGTGTCTATTGGTGAAAGTTGAGAGAAAGGGACTGTTAGCTTTTTATCGCAATAATCAGTAAACAGCACTCTAAAAGCCACAATTGTGTCAATTGTAGCTATACTTATAAGGGCAGATGTTCCACCGTTCATTATTTCATTGTAGTTCCCACCTGACATTCTAATTTTCATGGACTCCATATCCATTAATTGACCGTTAGTGGGGAATTTGGTTGTTAATTTTTCACCATTTATTTCAATGGTTAGCGTGTCGCTGGGAAGTTTTTGGGCTTCCTTTCCTTGTGTCTTTTCTTCGCTCATTCTTTTACTATTTTTTAGCTATTAAATAATCTATTATACGTCTTGCGTTACGGGGTCAAGGAAGCGATAAGTTTGATCTCTTCCTGCTACGTTTTGTTCATTGATACTCACATTGTCAGATTCAATAAACATTCTTCCAATTGTAGCATAAGGTATAGCTCCTGGAATTATGTTATTTGTGGCGGGGTCAATTGCGTCCTGTATTTTTTTGAAAAGGTCAACTGTTATTCCTTCAAAATCCAAGACCGCTTCATCCTCAAAGTTTTGAAGATTGTTCCCTGCTGCAATTTGAGAGGCGATATTTGAACCAAAAATTCTTCGCACTCCACCCGGAAGACCTGAATCCCTATAATCTATTTCAACCTGAGAGCAGGAAACAGTTCCATTGAACTTAACCAAAGCCATTTCATCATCAAAAATAGAACCTAAGCCTTTTGGCACAGGAATTCTTTGAAAGTTCTCGTTTATGGTAACGGTACGCATTTTCCCGACCGCCTGTCCGTTTACTTTAATTATGGCTATCGCCCCTGTAAGTACTTTCCCTGCCATTGCTTATGATTTTATATTCCAATAATTGTTCCCGTAAATAATAGTAAGCTTATTTCGCTGTTCGGCTCTAATTCATATTTTACCGAATAGGCATCTTGGTCTCTCGAAATAGTTATGTTTGAGAAACTAAGTATCAGTGCCCCACCTCCACTTGGAGAAACAGCTCTTAATTCTTTCTTGGTGAAAGAGCGAACATCTTCGGGCGAAGATGAAGTTCTATTAACTCCATTCGGGTCTTTTAGCAACCTTGTATAAGAATTAATGATAAGCTGCTTGTTCACTTGCCTTGTAATTCTTTTGATTTGCTTGCTCGATATAGTATTGTCTTCATTAACAAGGAACTGATTGTTTTGAAGCGTATTCACGCCCTTAACTATGTCGAAAGTGCCAAATTCATTCCTGAACATGACAAGACCTGCATTTAAGCCAAGCGTAACGTCCTTGTCATTCAAAGGGTAGGTTGTGCCGTCAATGTCAATTTCCTTGTAAGTAATTGGAACTTGTGGCTCTAATCCAGCCTCCCTACCTAAAATTGCACAGCAAGAGTAAATAGAAGAATAAGTTCTTGTACCAAGCTGAGTGTTGATTTTAGCGTCTCCATGAGTTACGGTAACAGTATCATTGTCAAATACCGCACAAGTAGCCCTACTAAAAGCCAATTCGTCTTGGTCGTCCCCTGCTGCAATGTAAAGCTCAGGTTTATACTTGGACTGAGTAACACAGAAAGGTAAATAAGTATTTTGATTCAGTGTGCTTTGCGCTGCACTTGTTCCAAAATTATCAGAAATAACAAAAGAAATATTGTCTTTTGCATGTTTGTCCAAAATAGACTGAACAAGAGTTGTGTCATAAACTTCTGTTCCACCCGTAAATAGAGCTAAAGTATCGTTGTCATCCAAATCTGCACTATCAACAGAAGCATCCCCGTCCGTAGTAGAGCTAACTAATTTAAAGTAAGACTTGAACGTAAAGTTAGTGCTCATCCAAGCAACAAGCTCTGTTACTGTTGAAAAAGGGTCTGAAGTAACCAAAATATCAAATAATTTCAGGTCATTCTTAGCCTTATTGTCATAAGGGTTTCCATTGGTATCAAGCCCTTTAAATCTACCCCTGCGAAACTCAAGAACGTATTTTGTAGGATCTAAAGTCGAGGCTTTCATTATAACGCCATAGCCTTTAGCAAGGACACTTGAACTATTAAGCTCACCGTTTCCAATAATACCTTCATTTCTAACGGCTATTTGAACAGTTCCTCCATTTGTAACAGAGGAACTACCATCATTATCACCTGTGAAGGTATAGGTGTATTTAGCAGAAACAGTTGTGGCAGCCTTAGCAAAAATAACACTACTTACGCCCGGAGCTCCTACCCCTAAAGGGAAAAACAAAGGCTTTGCTAACAACCACCAAAGACCACCTTCAATAGAATTACGCATTTCATCAATGTCATTGAAGGTATAGGTTGGCACTCCCGATTCAAGATCAGAACTTGCGCCAGCACCGCCTCCAAAAGTAGCACCTGTGCCAGTGTCTATTATTAATACAGTTCCGTAATCATTGGTAACTGGTGGATTTTGTACGCCAGAAACTATCTGTGAGTAACTGCCCGGAATTGTAATTTTTACTCCACCAAAGTTGAAACTTGTAGCCATAGTTCTTATTTTACGTAAAAATAAAGATTTGCGGAACTATTAATTAGTGATAAGCATTTTATTTTGTTTAATCTTTTTATTTATGACAAACTCACCTTTTAGATTAACCATCAGGTTTATCCGTTTCATCAGGTATTCCCGAAGGATAGCCCTGAAATGCAACTTTAGCCAACCTCTCGCTCGTAAACAAAGAAGGCACTCTAATTTCATATTGGTATTGCAAAGTAAGTGATCTTGCAAAAACCCCATTAGGCACAGAATCAGGGTTTAGATTTATATCCGAACCTGAAAGTCTTGCAGATTCTATTCCTGCCAAATTAAGGCTTTGGGTTATAGCCACTCCGCAAGCACGCAAAACATTATAAAGCAAAAGAACTTCGTTGCTATTGTCAGAAGTAATTACAATATTATAAGCTCCTTTATACCGCCTTGAAAACTTATTTCTGTATGTTACCGTATCATCGTCATTCTCCACTTCCGTTCCCCCAATGTAGCCCTCATCAACTCCAATCCCTTCTCCTTCCACTTGCTCTCCATCACCTGCCATCATTAAATGAACAGAAGGGATGTTAGCCATCTTTTTATTAAAGAACATATTGACCTGAATGTCCCTTGGATTGTCATTTTTTTCTCCAAATACAGAATCGGCTTGCTCTAAAAAATTATAATTCTCAATACCCCCTGAATCACTCAAAAGTAAACCAAGATAAGACTTGGACTTATCAGAATTCCCCTTATAATCTTCTTTTAGAAAATTTACAATATTCCTTATAGAGTTATATATGACTACTTCAGGTATAAGCATTACAATAGTTTACTTAGTGCTTGATTTATTCCAGCATTAACTTCAAAAGGCATTTCAGGTCTGAACTCATCCATTGCCTTATCAGCAAGATTGTAGGCATTAATTCCGGGATGAATCCAAGAATTGGGGTCTGAATTATCAGATACTCGCCTAAAGTTCATGTAAATATTTTGTTGGGTCTTTGGGTCTTGCACTTTACTTAGCCCTTGATAGATAGATGATTTTCTTTGATACTCGTCAAAAGTCTTGTTTTCAGAAAGGTTCGACACGGCAGCCCTCATTGTTGGTGCTTGGAATTGGTCGGGTATATCGTATGCGCTCATTCCACCGCCCGAAACAGGAATAGTCTGTTCTTTTTGCTTTACTGTTTCATAAACTGCTTCGTTCATCTTAAAAGCAAACAAATCGCTTTCACCTATTGCATCAGGAGTAGCAACACGAAAAGGAATTGTCAAATACCACCCTTTGCCGTTCTTTTTGGTTTTCTTTTTATTGGATTTTGCAAAATTGGGCTTCATGTCAAAAGCACCAACACCCTCTTCCAAGAAGCCTACCATTTCATCATTTGCCCAATTAAGCACAACAGAACCGCTTAATCTGCCTTCATCAACGACAGATAAGGAATCTATATACCTTTTCCTTGTGCGCTTTAAGTTCTTATTAGCTTGGCTTTCCCATTCACGGGCAAATGCAGCAGTTACCTCTTTGACAACAAAGCCCATCATCCCGTCAACTTGGGCCTTATTGAGCGAAAACTGCTCGGTAATAGCTCTTGTGTCAAATGCAATAGGCTCTATCATTCTATGAAAATAAGAAAAATATTGAGCCTATTCTAAAATTCACAACGGTATTACTCCGACTTATACGCTCCCCAACAAAGGGCTACCAACACCACAAAGGTGAGTATTGCTTCTATGTAAATCATATTCGGTTGTTTTTACGGGTTCGTAGCTCAAAAAATCCATCAAATTCAGGGAACAATGCAATCATCTTTCGGGCATAGTCGGCAGTATAATTGTTGTTTACCTTATAGCCATCATTGCCTTTTGCCTTTGTTTCCCATCGGATAACTTCGCAAATCTGCTTTGACCCGATTATCTTAAATCCCTTTTCATGTTTTGCCCGTAAAGCAATTTGCTTGAAGGCATTCCATATTTCAGGGTTTTCTTTGTCGTACTTTTCAAATGAATTGTTCATATTCAAACCGTTTAATTACAGAAACAAATCTAAGAAAAGATTTTTTATTATGCAAATTATTATTTGCAAATTATTAAACTTAGTTTAAATTAACAGTTTGGGGACTTGGTTTTTGAAAGGCAGCCTCCTTCTTGGTCAAAGGAATTGTCAATTATCCTGTCAGCAGCTCTGTTTTGCATGTCCTTGATATAATGAGCTCTGCGACCTATTGCGGAATTTGGCATTTGCTGATTGGTTTCTTTGCCACCCACCTTCGCAAAAGAGTTCATATACTCCCTTGCAATATCCATTATGTGATACTGAGTTTTGTGAGTGTATCGAATGGTAATTGTAAGCCCACTGTCAGAGTCGAACTCAGACTTGAATTTATTATCAAGAACAAAAACATTCTGATTGCTGATATTATAGTCTGTATTCAAAGTCAATCTTTGATATGCGGACTCCACGCCCTTAAAAAGACCTACATAGTCAGCTTCCATAAGGTTGTACTGCAAATACGCAAAAAGGGCTGAATCGGTGTCCGCTTCCTTAATATGAAGTACTTCGGTAAATATAGACCTGCTCCTAACAACGGTTATTCTATCCATAAAAGACAAAGGAATGTCATCATTAACACTAATATTAACAGTACCTATGGATTCCTGAGACCACTCTTTGTATTTATTTTCCCTATCAACTCCATGAATAATGGCTCTTGTCTGCAAAGGATTGATAAACACCCATCCTGTGCCTCCGCAATTCTTACAATTTGATCTTTGATTGGAGCTTTTAGATTTACAAGCGCATTGGAGGGCTTGCTCAAACACAACGTCATTCCCAAGCTCATTTATGGTATTAGTGAACTCACTTTTACTAAATCGGGCTACAGGCTGCCCTACACCTGACTTAGTTGGCTGTATTTTAATTATACCTGACATATCTTAAATCGCTCCCCATGAAATACCGACATATCTTTGGCGAATTATCGGCAACTGCTCCTTTAATTCTTTTTCATACTGCCTAATACGAGCTGAATAGGCTGAGTTTTCTGCTGACTGAGTTGTTTGTATGCCTTGAGAAAGACCATCTATGCTGATATTAGATGAAGCTATACCTGCACCAATTACTAGATCACCACCGACATTTAACACCTTTATGCTGGCAAGCTTTCCAACTATGTCAATAATGTCAAAAGGAATGCGGTCAAAGCCTGTTACATACTTGACAGTCCAATATTCAGGAATTTCCCTTGCAAAGCCATAACCTATTTCTGGAATTATGCCTGAGAAAACAACTGTGCTTGAAATAGCTGTGCTATTCTGTCCTGCTGGAACTACATAAATGTTTCTGTGGTAAAGTTGACCATCCGATTCTTTTTTAGCCGTTAGCCACTCTTGAGGGTATGTGGCTTGCTTAGTGGTATTAAGAAACCCCTCCAATGACAAAGGACAAACAACGGGGTAGGTGCATCTTATATAACCCCAACTTTCCCAAAGGTTCCTGTCAAATGGAATGGTTTCTTCAAAAACTTGTTTTGCAAACTTGACGTTTAGAAACTGCTCAAGGTTTTGTTGGGCAGCCTGCAAGTACAATTCATAGGCACTGTCAGGGTAAGCTACACCTTGCTGGTCTTCAATCTCTATGCCAAACAAATACTTATCCTTCAGGTCTTTTACGGAAAGAGCCTGTCCAGAATTCTTTTTGTATTTTATGGCATAGTCAAGCTGTGGCATTTCAGGTTACTCCTCCTTGTCTTCTAATTTAAGGCTCCCTTTATTGGTGCGATTGGGTACGATTGACGACAATAGGTTGTAAATAACGGTCAAAGGTGTCCAATTAGCAGCAGCAGGTATAAATCGTAAAACAACTTCTATTAATACTATTATAAGCCCAGCTATCCACCATATCCAACCAACAGGAGTCGTTGGCAAATCATTGGCTACACCAGTAGATTCACTTGAAACAAGCCCTGCGGACAGAACCCTATTCGAGCAATTTTCACAATAACAATAAAAGGAATGGTTTTCAATTGATTGAACATCAACCACCATTTCGCCTGTTTGCTCCACACTGAAGTCATTTAAAACAGGACTATCTACTTGCTCAACACAAGAAAACATCGTAAAACTTAGCGCAATCAACGCCATTAAAAATAGATTTTTCATAATTACTTGGGTTTTGGTTTAAAAATAAAGTTAGTTTAATTTGTCAATAAAGAGTTCTTTCATGTCTTTTTTAGACCTTGGAAGCTTATCGCCCTCTTTTATCAAGTTTGCGCCCAAAGCAATCTCTTTCAGAGCATCCATCTTGTCGATAGAATTGATTATGTCGATTAGCTCTTGTTTAGAAGAACCTGTTTTGATTTCTTCGTCCTCCTGATTTTGGTCAAGAACTTCCCCATCGTCTGACTTCTTATTGATATCCTCACCTTTGTCTTCATGCAATGGCTTTGATTCGTCATCTTTGGGCTTGCCATTAGATTTATCAGAAACAGGCTTGCTTTGCCCTGCTCCACTGTTTACAACTACAAGACCTATGCCAAGACCAACTAACTGATTGGCGTTCTCTTTAGATGTGGAGAATTGGCAATCCTTGTCATATTCTATTTTACCAACAATGGGTAAATGAATTGATCTTCCTGCTACGTGTGGCATTTTTGTGTTTTTTAATACAACATCTGGCATAACTATTGGTTTTCGTTTGTTAAAATTTAGGTCTTAAAGATAATTCTTTTATCCAAGTATTCAAAACAAAAAAAGAGAGGCTGCCGATGCCTCTCTTCTCATTTCAAACTAAACAGATGTAAACTACCCACCCAAGCAATCCAATGTTCTTTGCCGCATTTTCATCGGCATCGAATACGGAATCGCAATGAAAAGTTGTTACGAAGTCAATGTTTTTCCACAGTTTACGAATTTCACCATTTTTTTCGGTGCGTAAAGATGTGGTGTTCCAAACAGGAATGTCATAAACCTTCTGGACATGGCTACTACTGCCAAGTCTAATCGGCTTACTGGAGCAAGCTGTTTAAAGCTCAAAACCTGATCTGAAATTTCGGTCAAGAATGCATCTTCTGTGTTTGGAAGAATACGCCCTCTATCTCTAACCTTACCTGCTGCTCCACCATCATATCCTGCTGTAAGCTCTGATGCGCTCACATCAAATAAATGGTAGAACTTAACTCCTGTGGCTGAACCTGCTGAAGTTATCTCAGTTCGGTAAATTCTATGTCCAGTTGCAGCGTTTGTTCCAGAAGTAGCCGTAAAGGTCAAATCAACCGAATTGGCAGCAGCCAATGTAGCTGCACTTGCGTCAAGCAAAGTTAAAGCACTTTCACCGTATCGGTTTACCGAGCTCACTGCATAGTAAACTGTTCCTGCATCACTGGCAGTAAACTTAGAAGAATTGTCCGACAAAACATTTGGTGCTACCCCTGCTGTTGGGGCTGCTGGTGCTTTTGCACTTGTAGCCGAGGCAGAAGTCAATCTTCCCGTATCAGAAAAATCACGCTTCATAAATTTATCAGGCATCAAGGAAACTTGACCGATACTTGTATCAATGGCTTTTGCCACCGTTCCAATCACTCCAGTGTATGAAGTTGTTTGGCTTGCGTTCAACATA